AATAACTTCTGGTGTATTCTCTTCTATCATCCACCAATTGATAAAATCATTTAGAAGATCATACTCATTATTAAATTGCTTGTAATATAGATTCTCTTGATGTGCCTTAAATGGACCATTACCCCAAGTAATAATCTCTTTGGTAGCATAGTCCTGAATTGATATAAGAAGTATCTCCTCAGCAGCAGATTCTACATCAGGGAATCCTTGTTCAGACTCAACCTCAATATCAATAGTTACTAATTTAATTTTATTAATATCAAACTTCAATTCATCTGCAGGATACTTCTCTGAGATGTACTGGTATATAAATCTCTCATTACCAAATACTTCAAAACCTGGTACTGGTTCGTACTTCTTTATAAACTCTCTAGTCTCACGAACAGTTCCAGGTTTTACAGGTGCTACAAACTTACCATCAAGTGTCTTATACCTAGTTTTCTTTTGTGACTCACAAAAAAGGGTTGGGTAGAACTTCTCACGGGTTGCGAAGTGTTTTCCATCTTCATAACCACGAACCAAGAAGTTGTCTCCAACCATCTGAACGTTCGTATAGAACCTCATTTACTTTGTCAAACTCTCATATACGTCTAGTATCTTACCAAGAGGTTCTGCAATAGTCAAGATTTTTTCTGAAGAAATCATAAATTCTTTTTGATTTGTCAGTTCTCCCAACCAAGGTTCCAATGTTGCATTTCCATTTGCTTGTGGAATTAAATTAAAAGGTTCAATCAACTTACAATCGGGTTCACCGATGTCAGCACCAATCTCTTCTATCTTAGATATAACTGTTCCACCAGTGTGAAATACAATTACTTGCGGTGTCAATTTTTCATCTGCCATTTAACAGTCCTCACATTCGTCAGTTAGTACAATAGATTGTTCCTGAGTCTCCTCAGTCTCTTGAAGTATGTCCCGTGTATACATTTGATTTAACTCATCGACAGGATCAATAAAAGTTACGATCCAATCTAAAGGTACTGGGAATCTAGTTCCTTTACCTAAAGGAATCCACGGTGATAATCGAATATCAAACGATGCACCCTTAGTTTCACCATCCTCAGATTCTTCAATTTTTGGTGCTGAGGTGTTAACAATACATGGTCTGATAAAGAAGTATCCAACAACCTTATCCTCTAGTATCATCTCTTCAACTTTAGCAATTATTTGCTCACCAGTTTTTATGACACCTAGTTTAATACTCATAGTGTTATGTATTTGTGATTATTATATAGCCAATAAAAAGGGGTGTCAACTGGATTTTGCCAGTACACCCCTTAGCGGCGACGATATTCAATTATATTTATAGATAATTCTTACGAGCATGATGCTCAGGAACTATCTTACCAAGTTCAACTACCAATAGTCCGTCTCCGAATCGTACATCTCGTACTTCGGTATCATCTGTGATTTGCCAGACCCTAGTGAAAGACCGCTGGGCCAATCCTTTATGGACAAACGTTGAATCTGTCTCCTTGTTTTCCTTGATGCCTTCGACATATAGTTTTCCAAACTCCGTATAGACTTTGACTTCATCTTTCGAGAACCCCGCAAGGGCGATCTCCAGTCTGCTTTCGACATTATTCACCTGAACTAAGTTGTAAGGTGGATAATTAGAGTTTGTAGGACTATCCCAAAATTGATTGAGATAATCATCCATACCAATACTGTTACGTGTAATCTTCTCAAATAGTTCTGGAAGATTAGCAGCGTGATATCTTGCTAAGTTAGTCATTGTTCTCCTTAAATAAGCGAGTGTTTAGTTTGTGTCCCTTTCGGCGACACTACTATTTAAACACAGATGCTTAAAATCCTAGTTCGGAATACCCCAAATTTTTGTACAGTAATCCCTAATAGATCTATCAGAAGAGAAGAAACCCGACCTTGCGGTGTTGATAACCGCCATACGATTCCAATTATCCTTGTCCCTCCATGCATCACTTACACGATCTTGAGCAGCAATGTAATCATTAAAATCTGCCATGACACAGAAGGGATCATGATTCAAAAGATTCTCAATTAATGGTTGAAAGACTTCTTTATCACCATGAGTAAAATGCCCACCTTGTATGAGATTAATTGCTTCCCATAATTCTGGACACATATATTCTCGTGGGTTATAACCATTCTTCCAAAGATCACTAATCTCCTCTTCGTTTTTACCAAACAAGAAGAAATTCTCTTTGCCCACAAGATCAAGTATCTCTACATTTGCACCATCAAGAGTACCGATGGTTAAAGCACCATTCATCTGGAACTTCATATTGCCTGTACCCGATGCTTCCTTACCAGCAGTAGAGATTTGTTCTGATAAGTCAGCAGCAGGATATACTTTTTCACCCAGTTTAACACTATAGTTTGGTAAGAATACTACACGCAACTTACCATCCATATCTGGGTCATTATTAATCGTCTCGGCAATACGATTAATAAACTGAATAATTAACTTTGCCATATAATATCCAGGTGCTGCTTTACCCCCAAATATTACTGTGCGAGGAACAAAGTCCTTTCCATTTTTGATCCTAAGATACTGAGCAACAACTTGAAGTGCAAGTAAATGTTGTCTCTTATATTCATGTATACGCTTAACGTGTACATCAAACATACTACTAGGATCTACACAGATACCAAGATGATTAAAGATATGTGTTGCAAGATTATGCTTACCAATTATCTTGGTCTCTGCAAACTTATCTAAAAGACCCCTATCATTAACATCCAATTCATTTAGGATGTCCATATTAGTAACCCAATCTGGACCAACTGCTTCAGTAAGAACATTTGCAAGATTAGAATTACAAGATGCTAACCATCTACGTGGAGTAACACCATTAGTGACATTAGTAAATTTATGAGGCCATAAGTCATAAAACTCAGGCATCAATTGTTTCTTAATAAGATCAGAATGCAATGCTGCAACACCATTCACATGATGAGATCCAACAGTAGCAAGGTGTGCCATACGAACTGCCTTGTTCCCATGCTCATCAATGATAGACATCTTCTCTAACATTGTATCATCACCAGGATACTTTATACGAACAGTATTAAGGAACCTACGATTAATCTCATAGATAATCTCCATATGACGTGGTAGAAGAGATTTAAAGAGTCTAAGATTCCACTTCTCTAATGCCTCTGGAAGGAGTGTATGATTTGTATATGCAATAGCAGCATGAGTTATTTCCCATGCATCTTCCCACTCTAGATGTCTAACATCTACAAGAAGTCTCATTAACTCAGCAACTGCAACAGATGGATGAGTATCATTCAACTGTACCTGATAATGATCTGCAAAGTTCTCAATAGGAATACCTCTCTTATCAAGACTATTAAACATATCCTGTAGAGATGCACTAACAAAGAAGTATTGCTGCTTCAATCTTAATGTCTTTCCTTGGTCTGTACCATCATTAGGATACAATACCTTGGAGATAGTTTCAGAAGATACACTCTGTTCTACTGAACCAAGATAGTCTCCAATATTAAATGCATAAAAGTCAAATACATCTGTTGCATCTGCTCTCCATAATCTTATTCTATTACAACTGTTGACTCTATATCCCAACTGCAATACATCATATGGTACTGCAACTACTTGCTCTTCAGGAACCCAACGGCATCTATAATTATTATGATCTGATACATAATTCTCTACTCTACCACCAAATCCTACATGAACAGATTCATCTGGATAAGATAATTCCCAAGGCCAATCTCCATGCAACCAATTATCTGTAATCTCTATTTGTTGATTATCTCTAACTAACTGTTTAAAAATACCATACTTATATCTGATACCATATCCAGTAGAAGGTATCTTCAGAGTCGCTAAGGACTCCATATAACACGCTGCAAGGCGACCTAAACCACCATTACCTAGTCCAGGTTCCTCTGCACAATCAAGAATCTTATCTAAGCACTGATCATAGTCTGCTAGTGCTTCTTCTGCTTCCTGCTTAATACCTAAGTTTAAAAGATTATTATTGAGTTGTGGTCCAATTAAAAATTCTGCGGATAGATAAGCAACTTCCTTCTCATTAGAACTTTGGTTATCTAACCAATAAGACATCATCTGATCTCTTACGGCATAGCACAGTGCCATATAGAAATCATGCTTACTAGCATTGTCTGGTCTTTTACCTAACGTGTAGTAAAGACGATCATTGATACCATTATTAAGTAGCGACATATTTTACGATTAGATAAAGGTATTATACTCTATCTATTCAGAAGTCTCCACTTTTTTCTTAGAACCGATGTTATATTTTTGTTCCAAGATCCAATCACCCTTATCTTTGTATGCCAACACCTTAATTTGATTTAGAGGTGCAACATCTACTATAGACTCTGCACTAACTACACTAATCAATCCCCAATCAGAAAGGAGACGAGCAATACGATTCCGACGTTGAACATCATTAACAGTAAGGTTAGCATGTTTACCATCAAGAGCAAACAGTTCCTTAAAATGTGTGATATAGTACCGACCTTGCTTATGAAGAATGTGGCAAGATTGATATAATTTCTTTTCTTTGCGGGATGCTACCCCAATTCTTGTTAAAGTCTCTCGGACTTTTAAAAAATCATCTGGTTCGTTAAGCATAACTTCCACCATCATTTCAGGTTTCCAGTTAACTTGTGGTTCAATAGTGCTAGTAGTCACGCCACTCCTCCAATGTCAAGTCGTTGTTTAATAAATTCGAGTTGTTGCTTAGACAAAATATTCAACGCTTGCATTGCTTTTTCATTACTATATCCATAGTATTGTTTAACAAGGTCAAGGTTACTAATCTTATCTTTTCGCATCCACGGAGAGAATCTCTTCCGTTTCCTCAGACTATTTAGATAAAAACTATATTGCATATCCTTATCTAAAGATGGATATTTGTTCATTTCATTAGCAAAGATAATGCAATCTAGATGTGCAGATAAGCATTTGTTAATAATATAGGGAGGATAATCTTTAATCGCATCTGGATCTTCTGTAAGATTCTCCTTAGTCTGATTAATTGAATTTAACCAGTCCTTCAATTCAGTTTTCATTTTAAAAATCTGACATTACTGCATTAACGCTAACGACTCTAGCGTTTGGATTACGTGCCAAGGCAACTTCCTTTGCCTCTTTATAATCTTTTGCATAGACATCCTCAGTAAAGAGTTGTCCAGCAACGTATAGTTGTACTCTACATTTCATTATTCTACCTCCGAACTAATAAAAGTAAAACCATCATTCTCTTGATCAACTTGATCATCTAAAAAAGCACCTGTCTTTGGATTACGTTTGCTTTGAGTTGTGTTCTTTAATATCTGACCACCATAACCAATGTTCTGTCTTAATGTATCAGTCTTAGCATCAGTAGCACGAGTATCATTTCTACGGGTTTTCAACTGAGATATAATTCCACGTTCATAATTAAACAAAAGAAGTTCTTTTCTTTCCTTCTGATTCTCCTTATAATCATTAGTAGATCTCATAGTATATGTTAGATCATATTCCTGTGCTTCATACTCACTACTAAAACGATTCTTAACTAACATACTAGAGTTATAAGATATCAATTGATGAGCACATGTTTTCCCACATGCCTCAGCAAACTTATCATGATCAAAATCTTTATGCATTCCACCCTTCTTACCATATAAGTTATCCTTAATATCATAAGGAGGATCTAAGTACATAAAACAATCACCACCTTCATACATCAACTCATCATAATCTTTATTTGTAATCCTCCAAAACTTAATCAGTTCTTGATAGTCATCTAATCTTTTAATTCCAGCGAGGGAGAAGTTGGATTTGCTTGCCTGAGCACTGAAGGAGGAGGACTCAGATAGACCGCTAAAAGAGCACTTATTGATAATATAAAAATTAACTGCCCTGTCCAAGGGGGTAGCTTCTTTGTCATACAAATCCTCCTTTGCTTTTAAAAATAATTCCTTTGCCTTTTCCTCAGTCTTATTAGCATTCTTAATCTTAACTAATCTCTTCCTCATCTCCACACCATCTACTTTCAACTGTTGCCAAAAGTTTGCTAATGGTTCATATAAGTCATTAACCCAAATCTCTAGATGTGGAAACTTCTTCGTAATATAAAGAGCAAAAGATCCACCACCAAGGAATGGTTCACGATACTGCGTGTACCTACTACCAATATCTAAATTGGGTAAGAAGACACTCATCTTCTCACAAGCACGAGACTTACCTCCAGGATACCTGAGAGGTGTCTTTAGTAAATTTGCTTTGCCCTTAAGATGAAAGACTTCAGCTTTTGTATGTTGGTGTATCGGCATAATAAAACTTGTTCTATGATTATTTAGAGGATAGTCTCTAGAGAATTTAAAAGTTCCCTAGCAGTTATCTCCTTCTCACTAGGTTCAATTCCCTCAGCAAGCATTGTATAATCTCCTTCCAAAAGTTTAAACGTTGCACCTGCACCGTCACACTCGGATCTAGAATATACAATATCCCATGTGGTAACACCTATAGACATCTTCTTAGTATCTACTAAAAGCATATACTCAAATGTCTTTTTAAGATCTTCTCTTTTCAATTCATTATTCTTCTTTTGTCCTGGTCTCTTATTGATTAGAACAACTCTTTTACAAGACCCATTCTTATTAAAAAGTCCAAGACTACCCTTCATCTCATAAGCAACACCATTGGTGTCAAAAAAATCCTTACCATCCTCATGATCTCCAACATATGTTAGTTGACCACCAGAATGCTTCTCAAAGGATTTCTCTTGTAGATAAGTCCTAAGAGGACGGAAGGCATTAGTTTTTAATTCTGGAGTATTAGTTGCATCAACACATCCAAAAAAACTATTCAAATCACAAAGGTTAATATCAATCATTAGGGAACAATAATACCGTCTTGGATACTGTCTGGTTGAACAATCTTACTAAATTGATTCTTGTAATGATCCACTACTTGATCAGCAGCATTAGAAACATAAATCACATGTTCTTGTTTAACTGTAATATCTGACACTGGACTATCCAGTAGAGGACACCAAGAAGCAAATCCTATATTGCCATCCTTAGTTGGAACTGCAACAATTGCACCACGGAAGGTGATTGTATTTTCATTTTCATCTATAACATCCGCTATGATATCTTCGGATGTAGATAAGCGAACGATCTTTACGTTCATGTCATTTCTGTTTCTTGCTTCAGTCATTGGAATTCGCACTCACACATTAGTTCGGTTAATGCCGCTAAGAGATTAATCTCTTGATCTGCAACAAACGCTATCTGATATTGATACTTTGCAATAATCAGAACTGCGGCAGGTATGCTGCTTGGTACTAGAGAACCGTACATACAATCATAGATTCTCCTAAGGATAAGAGCAGGATCATTATCCAGATTCTGGACTACCCATTTACGGACTTCCGTAAAATTCTTAACCTTTAAATTTTTTACTAGATCTTCAGTCCTTACATCCCCAAAGGTTGCAAGTATTGCAGAATCTATTGATCCTCCAACGGAATATCGTTGACATTCGTTGAGGACTCTTCTCCAGTCGGGGAAGTGTTTGTTGATGAGTTCTGCGAGGACTTTCTTATCAGCTTCAACCCGTTCTGTGTCCAAGATGGATACAAGTCGTTTGAAGAATTGTCCAGCGATTGCTGGTTTTTGTTTTCCTGTGATTGAGAACTCGATGACTGAGCATCTCGAATGGAGGGGCTCAATGATTTTGTTTTTGTAGTTGCAGGTAAAGATGAATCTACAGTTGTTTGAGAATTCTTCGATACTTGCTCTGAGAAGGAGTTGTACATCGGATGTTGTGTTATCTGCCTCATCAATGATGATGACCTTGTGCTTCGCCTCCGAAGACAACGATACAGTAGATGCAAAGTTTTTTGCATTGTTACGTACCGTGTCGAGGAATCGTCCCTCGTCTGATCCGTTAATGACATAGAAGTCTACTCCCAATTGGTTGCACAGTGCCTTAGCAACTGTTGTTTTACCACACCCAGCAGGGCCAGATAAAAGTAAATTAGGTACTTCACCCGCTTCCAAAAACTCAAGAAAAGTTTTCTTGGTTGCTTCTGGAAGGATACATTCTTCAATAGTCTTGGGTCGATATTTCTCAACCCAAAGGAATTCATCCCTCATAATTTCTCAATCTCACATAATAAGGTGCTAGAGAATGAGTACTAAAGGTATCATCTTTAATACCTCTCTCTAGATTTAATTCTTGGAGCATGCCCCAATCATCAGTATCCCCGATAAGGATCTGAACCCATTCTACACCATCTTCAAGCAATTGCACAGCTTTGTCCTGAGCATCTGTCCAATCATCATATTCATTTTCACTTGTGATGTTCCTAGGATAGGAATCATCTTGTCCGCATACTTTGTACATGATCATGTGGGTTCCAGTGTCTTATGACACCAGCAGTAATAAAACAATTAGTAATAAGATAACTGACAAAGATAAAACTACGAATAATACAGACTGCATTATCGTACTTTGCAGTTTTAGTATCCTCGAAACTTCCCAAGGCATACTTCCAAATCCTCCATAATTTAATCATTTTTCAATCAACCCATCTAAAGATGGTATCTCTATTAAGTCACGATAATCCTCGTGAAGTTCACATCCAACATAATCCCTATTTAGAGACCTTGCAACCCTAGCAGTTGTACCAGAACCCATAAAAGGATCTAATATAATATCACCCTTTTGACTACCTGCCTTTATACATGGTTCAATAAGGTCTGGTGGATACACTGCAAAGTGAGCACCCTTATATGGTTTGTTAGTTACTCTCCAAACAGATCTTTTATTCTTTGTTGGATAACTTTTACTCAACCCAGTGTGAGGGGATAGACCAGTGCCAGCATTATGATACTTACCTTTACTACGATCCCTAGTACCCCAGTCTTTCGCTGGTTCTTTAATTGCTTCATTGTCATAATAATATTTTTTATTCTTACTGAGTAAAAAGATATACTCATGTGATTTGGTACACCTATCCCTTACTGACTCTGGCATTGGATTAGGTTTATGCCATATGATGTCCTGTCTAAGATACCATCCATCAGCACGTAATGCAAAAGCAAGCATCCACGGTATACCAATTAAATCTTTTTCTTTTAATCCTTCTAATTTGTTACCACGTTTATTGCATTGTGTTGGTAAGTCTTGATTAGTTTTAGATACGGTTTGTTTGGGATATGATTGACCTTTACCAGGTCTATAGTTGTAATAACTATCACCAATATTAACCCATAACGTGCCATCATCAGTTAAGCAATCTCTTACCAAACTAAAAACTTCGACTAAATTTTTTATGAATTCTTCTGGTGATTGTTCTTGACCTATTTGATTCTCTTCTCCACCATAATCCCTAAGACCATAATAAGGCGGTGATGTTACACACATCCTCGCCTTATCGGTGTGAGACGCAAATTGTTTTAAGGTCTCCCTACAATCCCCATAGAGGATAGTATTTCTCATTATTCGTAGGATGAATCAGGTTCTAGTGCGATGAAGTATGTGAGTTCATAATCCTTACACTTAAACCTAGATAGAAGTTTTGATGATACAACAACCTCATAAGTACCAGGTATGATCTTAATGTTCTCTACTTTAAAGTTAAATACAAACTCCTTATCAGTCTCACCAACTGCAATAGAGAAGTCGTTAGAAGTATCATTCTTCTTATCTCTTGCAACAATTCTTACTGCACCAGCATGACCAATAACTGATAGATCAGGTAACTGATAAATTGCTGCTGCTTTAAGTAAACGATCTAACTGCTGTGTATTCAATTCAAAAGATACGTCCTCAGTAGGAAGATCTAAATTCTTATCTGGAGGTGTAACTATTACACTAGGATCAGCAAAGAAGTATTTGGATCTCATCCTACCTTCTTTAATAACTACATGACCATGATTCTCAAAATCCAAGTCTGGATTCTGATGTAATCCCATACCGTTAAGGAACTGGTTTAAATCATAGATCCCAAAATCTTTTGGGAATTCCTCATTCACTTCTGCTTCTGCAAGAATATTCTTCATTACAGATATTGTGCGAAGTTTGCTACCCTCTTTAAAAAGAATAGATTGATTGATGTTGCTAAAATTCTTGAGCAGATTGATAGTCTTATCAGAAAGTTTCATAACGAGTGTTAGTATAATCAGGTTCTTTAGTGTTGCCACTGAAGTAATAAAGGAGCAAGCAATAATGCATTGCTTTTAGGATGTCTTGCTTTGCAGTTCCCTTCTTATCATAGCGACTCAAATACTTAAGTGCATTAGAGCGACAAAATGATTCTGCATCCCCTACCGAGTGAATAAGATCAAGGGTTTGAGTATCAGAATTCTTATTCGTATAATGTCCTCTATAAGTAGAAGAAACATAATCTTTAAGATCTGCAATACCTTTATCCTCTTGGTATTTGTGAGATTTGTATTTTAAATCTGGTTGAGGTTTTGAATCCTCATATTCAGTTTTATCTTCCCCAAGAAAAGGTGTGTTAGTTGGTAGAGTAAACTCTACAGTATCTGCCACACCAGTAGGTGTATCAACACCAAAGGTAACTACATCTTCACCATACTTGTCAAAAGAACTAGTGTCAATGTTAAGAGTCTCTGCTGCACCAACCATGTTATCTACTTGGAAGTCAACTGCAGATCCATAATCAAAAGTCGTACTCGTATTAATATGATGTGCTATTTGATCATCATTGTCTGATAAAGGATCGGTAGCAAATGGATTTGGCATATCACCATTCCGATCATAATCATAATAATACTTAGAATGCTTTGGTTCAGGATTAATCAGATCATACTCATCACTCTCTTGGGGAGTGATGGTATTTGATTGTGGTTTTGGATCATACTCATCACTCTCCTGTGGAGTCACTCTATTCTCATCACCCATAGTAGAAGTCATACTTTTCTCCTAATATTATATCAAGGATTCGTCTTCTTGTCCATCTTCTGCTGGTACAAAGTCAGGATCAACTTTGTCATAGAGTTCCATGAAGGACTGCTTAGTCTCATCATCAAACCTATTAAGACACATCTTAATTGCTTTCTCTTTGTTATTAAAGATACTATACGCTCTAATGATATGTGTCAAACGACGAGTTGATATAACTTCATCAACACCACCATCATAGAATGTCTTACGAATGATGTCTGCCCAATCTACAAGACGCTTACAGAACTCAGTATTCTCACAAGGTTCTCTGCTATCTAAAAGTTGAATACCAACCTCTACTGCCTTTGCAGTAAGGATCTTATGCTCAGTAGCAGGAACAGGATACTGTTGCTCAAAGGTTACACAGAATCTCTCTAAGAATGCTTCATTAAGAACATTAGTTCCAATAAATCTTCCATCTTCAGATCCCTTACCTTTGGTGTTAGCAGTAGCGATAATGTTAAAACCATGAGCAGGTTTTACAAACTTACCAATCTTCTTAAGGAATATTCCTTTACCTTCTAGGACGGACTGGAGACACAAGATCTTGTTAGAGGCAAGATCAACTTCATCCAAAAGCAATACTGCCCCTCTTTCGAGTGCTTCGACAACAGGACCGTTGTGCCAAACAGTGCTACCATTAATAAGACGGAAACCACCAATGAGATCATCTTCGTCCGTTTCGATTGTGATGTTGACACGAATTAACTCCCTATTTAATTGAGCACATGCTTGTTCTACACTAAAGGTCTTACCATTACCAGATAGTCCAGTGATAAAAGATGGGTAAAACAATTTGGACTGAATGATTTTCTTTACATCTGTAAAAGGTCCAAACTTAACAAATGTAGCATCCTTATCAGGAACTAAATTTTGTTGAACGGCAGGTAATGCTGCTGGTGCTTCAAAAGCAGTATTTAATTCTTCCACAACTTTAGTGGTTACCTCCAAATTCCATTTACCTTTTGCAACTTTATGCTCTTGTATCTTCTTAGTTATGGTCTGATAACCAATATCGTTCATAGCACAAAATGCTTTAACGTCAGCAGTGGTAAACTCTGTACCATAATTAGTTTTTAAACCAGCGATGACTTCTTCTTTAGTCATTTTAGTTTCAAAGGCCATAATGTAATTGTTGTTCAGTAATCATATTATAGACGCTATTTAATACTTAACTCTTTTAACTGTTCCAGTTCTTCAACTGTCTCTGATAGTTTGTTTATAAGGTCGTTTGCCTCTTCAGTAGTAATGCTAGGTGGGTGACTATGCACACACCTAGCAATCATATCCCATTCTTGTCTAGTAAGCATTATGCAATGAGTTCTACAAACTCACTAAGTACCTTCTTATTTAGACGCTTATCCTTAAGAGAACGGTTAAAATAACTCTTTATTTGTGACTTTGAAGCATCCTTTGCAAGTATGGCAGTTGTGTCAGTTTGAGATAAAACACTATTAGACATTCCAAAATACTTCGTGTATCCATCAACCTTAATAGAGAAACTCTTACTCTTTTTCCATTCCTTCTTTGCTTGACGGTACTCATCAGAATCAACCATACAATAACGACTAAGCATATAACTATGATCTCTTGACTCCATTAAACGAATACCAACAAAGTTAACATCCTTATGAACATCAGTAACATACTTAATCAAAAGTTGACTAAACTCATGGTAACGAGATGGCATCTTATATGTCCTACCATTCTTACGATTACGTAGATAATCTCTATGATGATTAATCTGACATGAACCCATAAATGTATCTGGTTCCCAATGTCTTTGAACTTCTTTATGACGATGTAGATGATGTGCTTCACCATCAGTAAGCATTACAACATTAACCTTCTCCATCTTACACTCTTCTTTGAACGCAGGAATTATCTTATTCAAAGCTACTATTGATTCATTCAATGGTGTTCCAGAAAGTTGTATTCTACGTGGAGTTGGATACTCAGCATAATCTCTAAATGAATGAGCAATTCTCCAAATATTTTTCATCTGAATCTCTAGATCAGGTGTACGTGTATTACTATTAAAGAACTCCATCAATGAGAATCTAGTATCAACACATAAATCACCTTCAATTGGTACATAGTGATCTGGAGTCTCTATAGGACGATGTTCAGCATCATACTCAAGACAATTCCATTCAAATGTAAATGCAAATACCTTAAATGGAATATTTGTCTTCTTACAGAACCAAATTAAATTATAAAGTTGCTTTAAAGTATCCTTCATTACAGTCTGCATTGATCCAGACCAATCCAATACAAATATCAATCCATGACTTTGACCATCAGTAAATGTAGTGACCTTTTTAAATAGATCCTCATTAAATTTGTAAGTGTGAAGTTTAGTACAGTCAAGTACACCAGTCTTAGATGTAGCAGCACGAGCATATGCTGACGCTGCTTTTTTCATCTCAAATTCTTTAATAAGATAGTTAACTGCTTTTTGAGCATCTTTTTTATACTGAGTAAAGGATGCATCAACAGTTCTAAAATCTGCTCTATAGTGCATGCTGTTTCTACTAAGATACCTTGCTGCTTCTTCAGGATTACTTAAAACATCTTTCTCCCAGTCATCCCATGTCTTTTTAATATAAGCATGAACATCCTCATTCTTAGCAATAATAGTGTCTAAGTTTACATCTGTAAAATTTAGATACTCATTTGGGAATGAATCTCTAGATATAAGATCACTAATTTTCTGCCTCAACAGATCATCAGTTTGAACTTCTGGTTCCTTATTATCAGATTCTTCAGGTTTACCATCAGTCATTGTTGGAGAATCTTTTGATTCTTCATTTTTATTTTCTCCTTCTGATTCTTCTTCCTCTCCTTCACCTTTAGTATCACCTTCTTCTTCCTCTTCTGATTCTTCCTCACTACTCTCACCATCTGTAGCAGTAGCAGGTAATCCCATCTCCATTTTTAATGATGCAGCATTATCAGTATCAGAATCTTCTTCATCTTCCTCTTGTTCTTTTGCTTCTCTACAATAGTTGTATAATACTTCTGCTGCATGCTCTGCTTCTTCAAAAGTCTCTGAAGCACCAACAAGATCAACAATCTCCTGCTCTTGTTCAGTGAACCATATTGCAAGGAATGCTCCAATCTTATAATGTAGATTTATTTTATCGGCAAGAGTAAGATCATTAATATCTTCATTAGCAAGATTAAAGAAGTCATCTTCAAATAATATTTGATAACCATTTCTAAATGTTTTACCAAGTCCAAGATATTTACGTTTCATCAATTTCTCTATACGAGCATCTTCAGTTACATTAAGGAATGCCTGAGGAACATTTACTTTAGGATCTCTATTAGGTGTGTATAATGCATGTCCTACTTCGTGACCTACCAACATATCATATACAGCTTCATCTGCCTTCTCCCACATAGGAAGTGTTAATACACGAGTCTGAACATTAAACGCAGCAGTTTCAACATCCTTGTTCTCAATGATTAGATCTTCAGTAGCAAGTAATTTTGCTAGGGTTCCTTTGATTTCTAAATTGACAGACATGGACTTTTTAACTTGTTATACACATTATAAAACCCCTTCCGTGGGGAAGAGGTATTAAGTAGACGCTTTTTTAACTGTCTACGTCGTTCTCTTGCACTGCGTAACGCTTGAGGTTTAAGCGTTCGCTTCGG